CTAAGGTAGCAACTTTGCTACGAGAGAATGCCACGATTTTGTTGGCGTTTGTTGTTTGTTCCATCAACAGATAAGATCATAACACCCCGTCGAAACCTTGTCAACCCCCTGATTTATGGAGTTGTGGGGAGTCGAACCCCAGTCCGAAATGCCAGTGGATCTCTCCTCCTGAACAATCTATATAGTACCCTAAACGTCTTGGTCTGTCAACCCCTTTGTTGATTTTCGGATAACTTCAGCATTCTTTTTATTTATTTCAAGAAGAGTATCATAACTTACACCAAGATATTTCGAAAATCCTTCTAGATCAGTATGCCCATATAGGTTATTTAAATCTGATGGACTTGGATATTGTTTTTTAATGTCTTCCATATTTTCAAAAGTATCTTTTTTAATTTATATTAGTTTCTTTGCAAGAATCTATCCAAGGAGAACAAATTCTTATTTCTCCTCCAAGCGATTTACACTCGTCAGTATAACAAACAGAATTATCCACTGGTTTTTCTAATTTTTTTGGTTGATATTTTCTATCTGCTTCTTTGATAATCCTATCATATTCTGGAGTAACTTTTTGAATAGCATTATCAACATCTCTTTTTATTCTTCTGTTTAATTTTTCATCATCTTTAATAATAAATTCATTAAGAATAGTTTGTGGAAAATATTTTCTTTGAATTTCATCAAATAAATCCCAAATACTATTTTCAGATACCCCAGAACACTGAGATAATACCGCAATGATAGAAGAAAGAACTATCCCTATTATTGCATACTGTTTTATATTTGGGTTCTTTTTACCAAAATTAAACATAAAAAAGGAGAAAGTTGGTTAACACTTTCTCCTATTTATTATAATTTGTTAAACTCTAGAATAACATACGCTGGCAACACCTTGCCCTGGATGGGCAATAGTGGAGAATGCTCCATACGACAGGTCTAGGTCTCTGCCACCAACATAAGGTCCACGATCATTTACACGCACAATTACCGACTTACCAGTTCGTTGATTTGTAACTCGCAATCTGGTTCCGAATGGAAGCCATCTATGTGCAACTGATTTACCATAAGCGTTATACCGTTCACCATTAGCAGTAGTTTGTCCGTGATAACCATCGCCAACTCCATAGTGTGAAGCAAGGGTACAACCACTTGCTGCTTTTGCCTCAAGGGGTGCTAATCCCGAAACAGCAATAGCAAAAATTGAAAGTGTTTTTAAAAGCATTAAATTTAATAGAACTCTACATCCGTATAAGCAAAGGAGAAGTTCCCCTTCTCAGGGGCAGTGCCCACGGCTCTAAATCATTGTCACAGTCTCATAATAAAATACCCTGCTCATAACAGGGATTTTTACATAATAAGTTAATATTTATGTTTTGTCAAGATTTCTAACAATTAGATTTGCTTATACTCCAGGTACATGATATCTAATTGTTGATTAGAATCCACATCAAGGTCAATCCATTCAGAAAATTCTTCTGATATAGATACCGCATCCATATATTGTTGAAGTTTTAATTTTTGTTCTGTACTATCTTGACACAGATAGTGAATTCGGTCAATTGACCATTCACGAATATCTGAGACGATATCTTCAGTCGTCTTTTCCATAATAATCTTTTCGGAAGTACCTGTTGAGGATGTTGCTATTGTAGTACCTCGGGGTTCCGTCGTCAAGGGATTCTGTAAGGACGTTTTTTGTAAATAATTGTCTTGTTTCTTCAAAGTTAGTTTTGCCCTTTGTTTTATGTAATGAAATAATAGTTCTTGTAAAATTTTCTTTGCCAAATTTTTGAACATCTTCTTTTAGCTCTGGACATGATCCATAATAGTTTTTCCAGTCAGACTCTGATTTAACTTTTCTAGATTTTCCCTTCGGTGTTCGGAAACTCCAGAAATATTTTCTACCAATATAGTCCCTACCAGTTGTATTGCAGTGAATATGATAAACAAAACCAAAATAATCTTGTATATTATCAGACTCAAAAACTTTTCCATCATAGACCCATGGATTAGTATAACTGTAACTCATTCACATAGTCAATAGCTTTGCTCAGATATTTATGGGCAAGTTCCTTCTCCCCAGGATATCTAGACTCTTTATCAATTTGATGTTTTAACTTATCTAATCTTGCCTTCAATTCGTAAATATCAGTTATATGGACCATCGAATTTTATTTACATCTATCAATAGTTATAAAAAAAGAGACCTGTAAAAGGTCTCTTTGTTGTTATTTGATTACATTTATCAAATACTTTCTAAAATATTTTGTCTCCATTCTTCAGACATATTTGCCATGATAACTGTTGCTGATTCTGGAGTCTCTGCATATCCATTTTCAATTAGATGCTCAAGAATAACATCATAAAGATCGACAACCTCAGTCTCTTCACCAAGTCTTGAAGCAACCTTACCAGCACCGCTAGCAACCGCCCTTGCTGCCTTACCTACAGCACTCTTAGCACCTCTCTTAGCAACTGCTGCCTTGTTCTTAGCAGATTGAACTGCCTTGTTCTTAACATCAGATGCTGCTTGCTTAGCAGACTTTGCGGCAGCATAACCAGATACTGCTGCAGATGCTGCTTTTTGCTTTACTTTATCTGCGGCTGCTTTAATCTTAGCACCAACTCTTGATTTAATATCTTTTGCAACTGCAGAACGAAGTTCCGATCTACCTTTACTTGATTGAGTCTTAAGACCAGCCCCTTTAACCAAATTACGCTTATTTGCGTACTTAGCAGCAGCTACGTGAGACTGTTGCTTAACATCCTTTACCTTTTTCTCTGCTGCCTTCTTTGCTTCACCAGGGGCAGACTTTACTTTTTCAACACCCTTTTTAATTGCACCCTTTACTTTAGCAATTCTTTCCTGTCTTCTTTTTGCTTTAGATGCAGATAATCTAGATGCAGCAGCCATTCTGCTACCAGATCCAGAAGTTACTTTATCACTTCCACCTGCTTCACCACCACGACCCATGGTTACTTTTGCTTCTAAAATAACTTCTTCAAAAATTACATCAAGTTCTTCAATATCAAATCCTTCGTTTAAAACATCATAAATTGCTTCTTCAACAATAGAGTCTAATTCTTCATCTGAGAGTTCTTCTACACCAACAAACTCCTCATTCATATCTTCAACTTCAGATCTCAAATCTTCGTCATAAATGGCATTATATGCCTCGGTAAGTTTAAAAACGCTCATTTTTCTATTTTTGTGTTTAATTATATTTATAAAAAAAGGGGAGGTTAACCCTCCCCAAATATTCAAAGTTTAAATCCACTAAAAGTATCTTTTTTAAGATCCTGCTTAATTCCACCAACCACATAAGATTCAACTTCAGTTTCTTGGGGAGCAACTTGAAGTCCTTTAGAAGAAATCCAATGTTGAGTCCAAGGAAGTGGATTATTGTTTGCTGAAATATCATAAATTGGTTTTAATCCAATTGCCTTCATTCTGCGATTTGCAATCCATTCGACATACTGCTGAAGAAGTTTATCATTCAAACCAATCATACTTCCGTCTTTGAACAGATAATCTGCCCAACGTTTTTCTTCATTTACTGCACGGTCAAACATTTTATAAACCCACTCTTCTTCTTCTTTTGCAATTTTTGCCATTTCTGGATCATCACCATCACGCCATTTGTTTAGAATATTCTGAGTAATAGCTAAATGTTGGTTTTCGTCTCTTGCGATAAGAGAGATGATTTTAGCTGATCCTTCCATAAGCTTAAGTTCACCAAAGGCGAAAGAACAAGCAAAACTAACGTAGAACCGAATACCTTCAAGAATATTAACGTTTGCGATTGCTCTGTAAAGTTTTCGTTTGACATCATTGACGGTCTCTTTTGCGTAATGTACTCCTTCAAGATGATGTTTCCATGTTTCAGATGAAGCATAAAACTGTGCAGATTGAATAAAATCATCATAAGATTCAGTTACACTTGCAGCACGTTCTAAAATACGGTCATCTGTTATAATTGCATCAAATACTTCAGATGGATCCGAATAAACATTTTTAATAATATAGGTGTATGAGCGACTATGGATCATTTCCATAAATCCCCACACTTCCATACACGCTTCCAATTCTGGAAGAGAACAATAAGGAATAAATGCCATTCCTGGTCCACGTCCTTGAACAGAATCTAACATAATTTGATACTTCAAGTTAGAAGTATAGATATGCTTTTGTTCTGGGCGAAGTGTTTGATAATCTCCACGGTCCTTCTGAAGAGAAACTTCTTCAGGTCTCCAAAAATAACCTAATTGTTGTGTGGTTAGTTTATCAAAAATTGGGTATTTGTATGTATCGTATCTTTGAATTCCTAGTGGTTTGCCAAAAAACATAGGTTGTTTTTTAGTATTAACTTGATCAGTATTAAAAACTGTCAGTCCCTTGATCTTCGATTGATTTTCGGTTTCCAGGAATTTAAATTGCATGTGTTTTCTCCGTTTTGCTAATAATGTAATCCAACCATCACCACTAATATTTAAGATTTAGAATTGTTATGAAAACTAAATCTTACAACTCTCACAATCTTCTTCATCTTTACTGTTTAAGATCTCTTCCAATAAATTATTCAATTTTGAACTTGTTGTATTATCATCAACTTCATCAGTTTTAATATCATAAGTGTTTTGATAATATGAAGTTTTCCACCCGTACTTATATGTAGTTAGAAAATCGTTCGCCATTACAGAGACTGGAACTTCATTATCTGGATAATTTTCTGGATTATAAGACCAGTTGCCCGAAATTGCTTGGTCAAAGAATTTTTGCATCACAGCAACAATGTTAATATAGCCAGTGTTACTAGGCATATCCCAAAGAAGCGTATAATTATTCTTGAGAGTTTGGTACTGAGGAACAATTTGCTTAAGTGGTCCCTTCTTTGACTTCTTAATGGACAAGTATCCACGAGGTGGTTCAATTCCATTGGTTGCGTTTGACACAACGGAACTGCTCTCCGATGGCATCTGTGCGGACAGTGTTGAGTGCCTGAGACCGTAAGCCAAGATTGATGCTCTAAGTTCTTCCCAATCATGTTGGTATGGAATTGATGAAATTTCGTCTACGTCTTTTTTGTATGTATCAATTGGTAGAATTCCTTGAGAATATTTTGTTCTATCAAAATACCCACAAGAACCCTTTTCTTTAGCAAGTTGATTTGATGCTTTTAGTAGATAATACTGGAAGGACTCAGAAAGTCCATGAACAGCATTCCAAGCATCTTGAGATTCATATTTAAATCCAAGTTTTGCCAAATAGTGTGCAAGACCAATATAACCAATACCAAGTGATCTACGTGCCTTAGTGGCGATTTCTGCCGCCATTACAGGGTATTTCTGATAGTCAATCAATTCATCCAAACCACGTACTGAAAGTTCACAAAGTTCTTCAAGTTCCTCATCAGACTTTACTTTTCCAACGTTGATTGCAGAAAGAATACACAGGGCAATTTCACCAGAACCATCAATATGTTGAATAGGGTCTGTTGGTAATGTAATTTCTTGACAAAGATTAGACATACTTACTTTATCAAGAAAAGAACTATGTGAGTTACAATGATCGATATTCATGATGTAAATACGACCAGTCTCTGCTCTCTCTTTCAGGAGGTCCAGAATGAGTTCTTGAGCACCAATAGTTTTTCTTGGAATAGATGTATCTCGTTCATAATCCACATATAACTCGTCAAATCGATCAGTGCCAAAAGCATCATACAAACCAGGAACATCATGCGGAGAGAAGAGGGTGATTTCTTCGTTGCGAATGAATCGTTCATAGAACAGTTTGCTGATTTGGATAGAGTAGTCTAACTTACGAACACGATTATCTTCAGTTCCTTTATTATTTTTTAAGACGAGAATATCTTCTATTTCTTGGTGCCAGATAGGAAAGTGAACTGTAGCAGAACCACCTCGGATACCGTTTTGTGTACAGCATCGGACAGTTGACTCAAACTTTTTAAGGAAGGGGACAACGCCTGTATGTTGTACCTCTCCGCCTCTGATTTTAGAGTTGATGCCACGGATTCGACCTGCGTTGATGCCGATACCAGCCCTTTGTGCAACATACCTGCCAATAGCCATATCGCTGCTAAAGATACTATCGAGGGTGTCATCAACATCAACGAGAACACAAGATGCAAATTG